TAACTCTTATCCTACCTCTCTGCTCTGGGTCTGCTACATCTACTACTTCTGCTCTATATTTTCCAAAGTAAGCCATTTCATCCCTCCTTACTTAACTGGTACTTTTAAAGGTGCTCCAGCATAGATTAAATCTGGGTTTTTAATATTATTCATCCTAGCTAGTTCTTGTACTGTAGTCCCGTACTTCCTAGATAAAGCCCATAAAGTATCCCCTCTTTTTATAGTTATTACTTGATATTTAGGTGCTTCTGGTGCTTTTGGGGGGTCTTGTTTAACTGGTTCTGTTCGTGTCTCTGTAACAGATGTATTCACTGCTAATTGCTCTACTTGAGTAGCTTCCAGATTTACTGTGTAACTATCTGAAATTACATGGGTTACTTTCTGCACATAATAGTTACCACTAAATATACTTCCCACTCCATTTACTCTATAAATCTTCTTACATTTGTAATCACAATTAGGTATTACTTGAATTACTCCCTCAATATATTCATTGACTCTTCCTTCTACATCTTTATTCCCTTGAGCACTTACTTCATTAGTAGCAGGTTTAGTTACATTTGTATTTTTGGGTGTATTAGGTATATCTGCCCCAGTAGACTTAGGACTAGGAATTACTGCTCCTGTAGTTTCATTTATTCCTGCCATTACTATCCCTCCTATCTAGGCATTATAACTGCTCCAGTTACTGTAGATATTCCAGCTTTTTCTCCTCCCCCTGCTTTAGATGTAGCTGGAGGTTTATCACTTTCTATTGTAGTCTCTTTTGTTACTGTACTTCCTGTAGTATCTGAAATACCACTTGACTTTGATTTTACATTCTCTGGTTTATTTTTCTCTACTAATGTAGGTCTAAATGATATTATGGTACTGTCTCCACTATTATAGTAGATGTTCTCCTCCACTTTAAAATCACTTATTTTTTCTCCAAAATATAACTCATTAGTCTCTGTAACTATATACAGCTTGTATGCTTCATCATCTGCTAGTTTAGATAAGAATTGAGCATCTGTTTCATCCTCTTGTGTTATCTGGTCTATAATAGGCTCTGTATCCTGTACTATAGGTTTAAATCCGTACTCTTTTGCTATTGCTCTAACTACATCTGCTACAGTCTTATTCTTGAATACTCTTGACTTCTTTTTAGTAGTCATCTTATTGGTATTGTCTATAGCTCCTATAGTTATATAAGGCACTCCATCCTCCCCAAAGTCTGCTTCTATGTGAGTTATCTCTCCATCCAGCATGAGTCTAAATTTATTCTTGTGTCCCATGTAAATCTTTATAGGGGTTTTCTTTACTAGCTCCGTATTATTTGAAAATATGAAGTCTTTATCAGCCACAGTTACTCTCCCTAAATCGGCTTCACTATCTGACTCCTCTACTTCTACTTGAGTGATATACTTCTTTAAGTCATCCCCCAATTTCACTCCATTTATGTGTACCTCATAATAAGGCTCTAACAGTACTTCTCTAGGTAATAACATACTCATCTTATATCCATCCTTTCTGGATTAGGGATATTTAAGATATCTCCCACTTTTATATCTAGTTCAGATGTATACTTAGGGTTAGCTAATAGGATAATCCACTTCTTTTGAGGATTTCCATAAAACTCTTTAGCTAGTATATCAAGTCTATCTCCTGCCTTATATTGATACACAAAATCAGAGGGGTGGGGTGGTATATTTTTATCTAACGGAGCTAAATAACTTGTTCTATGCTCTTCATCATAATATAGATAGTTCCCTTCATATCTACTTCCTTTAAAAATCATATTATCCCTCCTTATAATATCTGTAATGTAATAGGTATTTTCATCTCTGTAATACTTAAATTCTTAGCCCATGCTTCGATATTAAATGAGCACTCAAGTACTATTACTTTACACACGAATGAGCCATATGCAAATATAACAGGCTTTTTTGAGTTTCTGTACTCATTTAACTTATTAAATACTTCTGACATATTTACTGGTGCTTCATGTCTCTTATTGACCCATAGTTCAAAATTAAAAGTCTTTGGTTTTCCATAACTATAAGATAATATAGGATTAGGCATACCCGGACTATTTATTTGAGCCCATACTCCTCCTGCATCATACTGCATATTTGTAGGATTAAGTTGGAATGTGAGCTCCCCTAATTTCCCTTTAGTTACTTTTCTCATAATATCCCTCCTATCAAACAAAGATACCTCTACTATCATTATAAGTCAAATCCTTATATTTTGATAGAGAGGTATCATAGTTTATTTAAGCATATTGTCTAATGTTCTTTTCTTTCTGTAACTTTTTAAACTCCTCAAGTATCATCTTAGCTTGGTTTCTTGCATCAGCTCTTGATAATTTTTCAGCTTGTACTATAATTTCTACTTTATCAATAGTGATTGAGTTATCTATTTGCTGTGGTTTATTTTGGCTTACTCTTGAGGATATTGGAGTATTCTCTAAGAAGTTATCTAGCTTCCTAGACTTGTCTGGAGGTAATACAGTCTCATCTTTCTTTATGATAGCAGGGTGTTCATCTTCTGACATCCACAGTCCTTGATGGTGGTAGTCTAGTCCTAGAGCTTTAAATACAGGCTCTTCTAATGCTTCAGGTAATAACAATTTCAGAGCTCCTTTTAGCCCTCCCATCATTATATTTCCTAGAGCTTCTCCTATTCCACCTAATATCTCTAATATTCCTTCAAACAGTCCTTTTCCTATGTTTATTGCCAATTCTCCTACTATCTTTAATAGACCAGGTATTCCATCAGTAATTAGCCATTTTCCTATTCCTAGTAAGGCTTGAATGAACATTGGTATTCCTGTTCCTACTAGCCACTCTACAGCACTTCCTACAAAACTTCCTAACATGGTTAATCCATCTGTGGTAATCCATTCCCAAGCAAGTGAAGCTCCTGTCTTGAGGTTTTCCCATATGAAGCCTAAAACTGGTTTAACTAGCTCTACAAATCCACTAAGGATGTCCATTCCATGCTCTGATATAAATTGCCAAGCTAATCCTGCTCCTGCCTTTATTCCTTCCCATGCTTGTGCAAGAATAGGTGGCATCTCTTTAGCAATCTTTTTGAATACATCTTTTACTAGTGGTAAGAAAGCTCCTAAGTTCTTCTTGAAGTCTGCTGTGAACTTATCAAATACTCCTTTGAAGTCCATGTTAGCTATTTTTTCTCTAAGAATATTTACTCCTCCTTCAAAGCCCTCTTCCCCTCCTAGTTGACTAATAGCATCATAGCCCATTTTTCCTATAGAGAAAGCTCCAGTTACTAAAGGAAGTGCTCCCATTACTCCTCTTCCTATAGCTCCTACTCCTCTGCCTATTCCTCTAACTACTTTTCCAGCTCCCCTACCTACTGCTCCAATTCCTCTTCCTACAGCACGAACTCCTCTACCTGCTCTACTTAATAGTCCCCCTCTATTTATCATATTTCCTTCATCATCATACTGGGCTCTTCCAAATATTCCTCTTCCTATGTCTCCATAGGATAGTGCATCCCATCCTAATCGAGCTCCTTGTCTGTTTAGAGCATTTAAAGGTGCATTAGCTATCCTTCCGAAAAATCCTCCTACAGCTCCAGCTCCTCTACTAACTCCCTCTAATAGGTTTCCTATTCCTCCTCTAGCTCCACTAATAGCTCCTCCTACAGCTCTCCCTAGTCTTGAATTAGATATTGCTCCTCCCATTCTTCTAGCTCTTCCTCCTAATGATACATCTCCTTCGTCATTGAACACCATATCATTAGCTGGATTTCTGAAAATTCCTCCTCTACGAGCTACAGTTCTCTCATACCATCTTCCTTGCTCATCCTGTTCTGGAGTATATATTCTCTGTCCAAATAGGAACTGGCTTAATTTATTTTGTTTAGCTTGAAATATTGGAGCATTAGTATTAGCATAGTCCCTCATATTCTGTAGTTCTTTACTTCTTTGTTGCACTAGTGGGTCATCATAAGCATATCTAGTTAGGAAGCTAATTCTATCTGCTTCTCTCCCATTAAATGACCTTCCACTTACTCCAGCATCTCTATAAGCATTTCTCTTAAATTGAGGGTCTGAAATTAACTCTTGTATCCTGCTATCCCTGCTTCTTCTTAAGTTACTTTCAATTTGTGAGTAGTCACTTCCTGCTAAATCCATCATACTTCCTACTTTTTTGTCTTGGGGTATGAATGTAGCTCTGTCTCTTTTCCAAGAAGCTATATCTCCTTTGAATACCCTTTTTATATCAGCTACAGTAGGTGGATTAATCCCTAAACTTTGAGAAGATAATCTAGTTTGGGTGTCATCTCTAAATTGAGTCAATCTTCCTCCATATCTCCCTACATACTCCATTCCACTTCCATCATTAGAAGGGGTGTAGTATTTAGCCCCAAATAGAGCTTGAGACAATCTTCCCCTTAGTCCTTTAGGTTGCTGTATATATAGGTTATATGGGTTTGCCCCATCTTTTAGATTATAGTCTCTAAAGTTCTTAGGTACATTAGAATAAAGGACTCTATTATACCCCTCGTAACTACTAGCACTAGTTTCTGGGAGTTCAGACCTTTTATTTAAGAAATTATTGAATCGGTTTTTAGCTTTAGTTCCTATCTCCTTAAATCCTTGAAAGTATCCCCCAATATTACTAAATACAGAGCCTTTTCCAATAGTCTTTTCCATGCTGTCCTTTAACTCATCTGTAGCTCTCTTAGTCTTTCCTAATATATCAAATAGTCCCTTAAATGGTTTAGTAATGATACTAGTTAATGAGCCTACTACTTTAAAGCCTAATAGAGTTCCTATAAGTCTTCCAGCTATCTCTCCTAGCTTCTCAAATTGAGCCATACTTCCTTGAGCAACTCCCATGTCAATTCCTGCTTCACTATTTATTCCAAAAAGACTTGTTATAGCCTTTATAGGTGCTAAATTGGATAATGACTCAAATATAGCCTTTATAGGTATTAAAGCAAAGTCTAAGAAGTTCTTAGCCACTTCGTAAGCCTTAGTAATTCCATTTTCAAACCCTTCTGCAAAGCTCTTAACTCTTCCCCTTATCATAGCCATTGTTTGAGCAAATGGTAATAGTCCCATTACTCTTAAGTTCTCAATGTCTTTTTCAGTATACTGTAATACTCCATTAACTGTCTTTCCAAATAAGGTAGTGAATATTACTGTTCCAATAAGTCTAAATCTCATTAACTTTTTAGTGATATTATCTATTGTTCTACCAAATGTCATTTCAAAGTTTCTTATTCCTTTACTTGCTCCCATTTCGAGGATTTCTCCAGACTGTTTCCATGCTGTCTGTAATGTTTCCCATCTGTCTCTAATTCCATCTACATTTCTCTTAAATCCTATAGCTACTATCCCTGCAATTATTCCTAATAGTCCTAAATTTCTAATAACAGCTCCTATCTGCAAGTTAAGCCCAGAGAACATTGATACTTTATTTAAAGTACTCATTACTTGTAAGTTAGCATATGCAGATACTATAGATGTTGATAGTATTAAAAAGTTCCCTGTTAGCTTCATAATAGTTCCAGATAGTACTAATCCTACTCCAGCAAAAGCTGTTAATCCTGCAACAAACTTAGTTATCATAGGATGCTCCCCTGCAAATTCAACTATCCTAGCTAATCCTCCAGCTACTCTAGTTATTACAGAGTCTATAGGTTTCCACATATCTTTTAATACATTTGCTATATTCTGAATAGCTTTCTCATTACCAGCCACTCTAGCCATTATGTCCCTTACTTTAGTTAATGTCATTATCATAGGTTGGAATACTCCTGCCTGTCCTAAATCATAGATAAAGTTCTCCCATGTATCTTTCATGTTTGCTACTACTTGACTCCATGTTCCCTTCATGTTTAACATAGCATCTGGAGCTAATCTGTATGCTAGTTTTATAAACTCTTCTGCAAACTTTTCTGCATCTTTTCCAGCATACTTCATCATTTCTTGCATATCACTACTGGATAAGTTAAATCTGTTTATCATAGAACGAGTCTGTCCTGCCCATGCTTCTTGAAGAGCATAACCCATTCCAGCAACTCCTCCTGTAGCAGAGTCCATATTTCTAGTTGCTAAATCACCTATAGCCTCTGCCAGTGTCTTAACTTGCCCATTAGCTAATTGATAAGTACTTCTAATATCCATTCCTGCTGTCTTTAATTTTACAAATGATGTTGATAGTCCCTTTACATCAAAAGGTGTATATGAAGCATATTCTCTTATCCAGTCAAATGCTTTCCTTGCTTCTTCTGCATCTCCCTTAAAAGCTGTAAGTAATTGAGACTGTTGAGTCTCAAAGTCTGCTCCTATTTGAGATATTTCATTGAATATCCCTTTTATTCCTCCTAATATTTTCTTTCCCGTTCTCTCAAATTCTCCTCCGACTTGATTAAGAGAAAATCCTGCTAACATTATATTCTGGAGATTGCTCATACTCTTCTGCATATCTCTCTCCAACTGTTCAGCCCTGTTGGACATCCTATCCATAGCTTGAACAGCCTTATTAGCTTGAGGGGTAAAATCATCCTGCATTGTAAGGACTATCCCTAGTCCTAAATGGTCTAACATATATTATCCTCCTCCCCTTTATACATTTTGGAGGTTAGTAATCATCATAATGGGCTTCATCCCCATCATCTACTTGATTTTCAGCCTTGACTTGCCTTTCTATGAAGCTAATATACTTTTGCCTTTTAAAAATGGGAAGAGACAGTATATCTTTCTCTCCCCACTTATAGTAATAAGCTATTATATGAACTTCATTGTAAAGCTCGTCAAGGCTTGTTATTCCCCCAACAATGATTGTAACGGAATTGAAGTTACAAATTCAGAGCCACATTCAGAACACGTGACTTCTGTATCAAACTTAACTCCTACCTCCAATTCAGATAACTTGCTGGAAATAAAATCTCTATCTTTCTTAGTCATCTTTTTAAACACATCTGGGTTAATGAAATCTAATGTGCCTAACTTTAATGTAATTAACTGTAGCATAGTTGTAGTTGCTTGAGCTGGATTAGCTCTAACCATCTGTGCTACTCTCTCTTGTACTCTTCCTGTAGGTAGAGTAATTGTGATTTCCTTATGAACAGTTCCACTAGCATCTTTATATCCGATAGGCAAATCAAATGTTAACTCTCTATCCTCTTCATTCTTTAAATACTTTGGCTCAATATTAGCTAAGTTTACATGGATTTCATTCTTTGCTCTACAATGAGGGCAATTATCAATGTAACTAATATTATCTCCTAAAGATACTTGTCTGTTCTTAATTAAAAGAAAGTCCCTATCAATAGTAGTAAGGTCTCTAATAATGTCTTTTGTCACTCTAGGTAAAGTCCCTATTTTTTCTATTACACTCTCTAAAAGAGCTGTAATTACTTTTCCTCCATTGTCCCTAACTTTAGGGTCTGCTATCGCTTCCTCTGTTTCTCCAGTCATAGGAATAAGAGTTACTGTTCTATGAACTACTCCATCCTTATCCTTATATCCTACTGGTAGTACAAATTCATTGTCCCCTAAACCTTCCATAATAGTTTTAATGTTTTTTGACATTTTACTTCCTCCTTTAATTTTAGCTTGTTAATATATATATCTATTTCACACCTTCATTATAAAACAAGCAGGGGAAGTTTACAATAGCCCCTGCCTTAATTTTATATATTAACCAAATATTTTTTTGAAACCCTCATGCTGGAGCTCTATGGTTTCCAGCATTACATTATTACCCATAGCATCAAATTCGCCAGTCTCATATCTTGAAATCCAAGCATTAGGAATTTCCCAAGCCTTTACAACTTCTCCATTTCTATCTTTTAACTTAATCTTCACATTAGCTCTATATTTAACTTGCTTGTGAGCTGTCTCATCAATGTGGAATATCTTTGAAGCCCAATCCCACATATCTGTGTCCTCTGACATACCTCTTTCTAATGTGATAGGGTCAAACTTAGTAAGACCCGGGGATTTTGATACTGTTAAGTTATCTCCACCCTCTCTGTACTCTACTACATCAGTATTCATTTTAAGTCCTGAGACTTTTTGAAATCCCGCTTTAGCGAATACCATATGCCCACTAATGTCGACTTCAAATCTAAAAGACTTATACGGGTCATGTCTTTCTGTATCTGCAAACTTTAAGCCAGAGCCAAAGCTACTAGCTAATGCTTCTCTCAATAATTTATTCATAGCCTATCTCCTCCTCCTTTAATTATCGTTTTAGAGAAATTCTAAATACAATAAACTCTGCTGGTTTTTGTGGAGCTATTCCAATATCAACATAAGTTCTGCCTTGGTCTATTACATCTGGTGTATTCAACTCTGCATCACACTTAACAAAGAAAGCATCACTAGCACTTGCTCCCTTTAATCCTCCTTGAGCCCATATGGTTGTCAAGAAGCCCTCTACTGCTGACTTAATCATTCCCCATAACTTTTCATCATTAGGTTTAAATACTGTCCATAGCATATTAGCCTTTAAGGATTGCTCAATAAAGGTTACTAATCTTCTTACTGGAATATACTTATACTCTCCACTAGATAGAGTTCTAGTTCCCCAGATACAAATTCCTTCTCCATCAAATGCTCTAATAGCATTAATGTTCTCTGGGTTTAATATGTCTTGTTCTGCATCTGACATATTGTATTCTAATCCGATAGCTCCTAATAGTTTAACATCTGTTCCTGCTGGTGCTCTCCATACTCCTGTAGAGTTATCTGTACGAGCTATAGCTCCAATGATATGTCCACTAGGAGGGATTAACTTAGTAGGATTTTTTCCCAATCCTATAGGGTCTGATACTTTAATGAATGGGTAATAGATTGCTCCAAACTCTGTAGATAAATTAGCTTCCTTAACTACATAGTCTTTTGCTTCTGTTATACCTAATCCCATTGGTACTTCTGTTACTGCAAAGACATCTCCTCTAGCTGTAGCATAGTCTAGTAATCCTTTTTGTGCTCCTATAGAGGTAACACCGGGGATTGCTATTAGGTTGACGGGGACTGCATCAAAAGCTGTTAAGCTATATTTGTAATCCTCATCTGTCATATCTTTGATGCCGTCTTTTCCTCTTACTAATGCAGTCTTAGGAGTTGCATCTGGAACTGTATCTCCTTTAGCTATTACTTCTATATAAGAAGATGTTTTAGTTTCAACTTCGATAGTCTCCATATCTACTTCTTTATAAGACTCCACTAGTTCGTCTTTATAGTAAACATTAAGTGTAAACTTACCTTCTACTTCTCCTGCTAATACTTCTACTTTGATGTAATTTCCCCATGCCCCATCATTCTTAGCATTTACATTTAATACTGGCTCTGTACTTGCTAGTAATTGAGTGGTTGCGACAACAGATGTCTTAGTATAAGCCCCTGTTTCCTCATCTACATTATAGTGAACTGCTCTTACTATATATGCTCTTGAGCCACCATTCTCGAAAAACCCTCTTACTGAATATGCTAAATAAGAGTCATTAATAAATCCTCCAAATTCCTTAAGG